AGAAAGACCCATGACTGACCTAGAGCGTAAACGTTTTGAGATGCAGGGCCGCGCCCTGGTTGCCAGGTACGGGACGGCGCGCGAGGTGTCCGAAATGCGCGCTCGCATGGCAAGCCGTGAGGTGTGGGGCTATGAGCGCCAGCCAGAGCCGATGAAGCGCGTTGGGAGGGGACCGCTGGCCGTTTGGATGCCGCGCGGGACGAGGGCCGCATGAAGCGTCGTGATGCCGATGGATTCCCGCTGAGCTTCGAGCTTCCCCTGAAAGATGCTCTGGCTTTTGAACAAGAGGTAGAACGATTGAAAAGAGAAAAGCAGAAGCCGTTTCGTGGCGCCGCTCCCGGTGCGCGTGTCTCCGTTATCAACAGACGTTGGGTGGCGTCATGAGCCTTGGAAGCAAAAGCCTACCGCCCCCGACCGCAGAGCAGAAGCGGCGGTGGGAGTTGATACGCGCCAAGGGCTGCATCATCGCGCGGAGCGAGGGCATGGGGTTCGTTCCGTGCGAAATCCACCACTTGAAATCCGGCAATGTTCGGATGGGCCACGACTTCACCATCGGCCTTAGCGCGTGGATTCACCGGAAATCCGTGCTTAGCCCCAAGCGCCACTACGGCGTTTCGCTTATGGACGGCAGCGCGGCGTTTCATCGCGCATATGGCTCGGATGACCGCCTCCTGAAATATCAAAACGCGGACTTCAAGTTCCGCAACTTCCAACGCGTAAAGATTGAGGGCATTGAGGCCGTCGGGTTCGTGTTCTCGCGCCTCGCCAATGCGGACGAACAAAACGAATACAAGGTCAAGTATTGGATGGAGGGCAAGCGCGCCGAGGAATGGTTCTACGAGTTCGAGCTGGAGGCCGCGTGAGCTATCCCACCCAACGCTGGATGACAACGATGCTCTCTGAGCACGGCCGAGAGCGTGCCACGAACCTTCTTGAAATCTGTTTGCCGTTCGCAGAGGTCGGAGCCTGCGTCTTGATGATGGTGGCGTGGTGGGCCCTACAGCTTGTTTCTTGGCTCGCTCACCTCGCATCAGAGGTCGCTGTGGTCATCCGGCATGAGGTGGCGCGGTGACGAAAAGAAAACGCGCCGCTAGGTGTCGGACGTGCCGCCATGTACGTCCCGCGCACGCGACGGAATACGGGCCGGGCGGGGCGCTGTGCCGTGTGATCGGCTGCAAGTGCATGGACTATCGGAGGCCGCGCAAGTGACCCGCGAACAACAGAAACGCCTTAACGCCATGTGCGGGGACCTGGAGCGGCAAGTGTGGCTGACCGTTGAGGGGCGCTACGTCGGCCCGGCGAACTTGGGCGAGTCCCACGCGGGCGCAATGCGCGTAGACAAAGACTCTTGGCGCTGGATCTTCTGCGGCACATACAAGGGCTGGAAAACCGTCCCGGCAATTGAGGGCAACGGGTTTGTGATGTTGGGGGCCAGTTCTCGCGGCCTCACGGTGCAGGAAGCGGGTGACGTGATGGAAATGATTGCGGCGTTCGGTGCAGAGCGCGGCGTTGTATTCCATGACCCCGAGCTTGAATCGCTGGAGCGCGCGGCGTGAGCCTCGCCATAGTTGTCCTGCCCATCAAGACCGTATCCGCGGCGAACAAGCGGGAGCATTGGGCGGTACGGGCGAAGCGCACGAAAGCGGAGCGCAATGTTGCGTTCCTGATGACGCCGCACATGGAATTGCCGGTGGACGTGACGCTGACCCGCGTAAGCCCGCGAGAATTGGACGACGACAACCTGCGCCCCGCGCTGAAGGCAATCAGGGACGGCGTAGCAGACAGGCTTGGCGTGAACGACCGCGACCCACAGGTGCGCTGGTCGTATCGGCAAGAGAAAGGCCCCGCAGAAGTGTGGATTCATTTACGGGAACGCTTTGCATCGAGCACCAACTGAGGCCCCGATGACCACAGCGCTTCGATCAGCAAGTTGTGACGGTGGGTCGATAAAAAGTCTGCTGCATTTTCTTTTGTGGGGTCGGGCACCGCAGACGACGGAGCGGGAGTTCCGGCTGGTCATTGGGGCGGAGTGCCCGCTGTTCAGGGGCAAGCGCACCGTCAAGCCAAGGCCCGACATTCGAATTTCCCACATGGGCGGGGCGCGGGTTGAGAACGCGGGGGCCCTTTACGCTTGGCAAGTTGCGGAGTGGGCGGCAACGCTAAGCGGGCCATTTGCGCGGGCGCGGCCCAAGAGCGGGAAGGGGGGCGCGTGAGCGCAGAGCGGATCACCAAGCTGACGGTTCGCTCAATCTGGCCTGAGAAGGCAGCCGCCCCTAACGGCATCCCGGAATTCACCACCCAGGACATTGCGTTAGGGGTCGCGCACTGCAACGCAATCGGTGGCGCAATCCTGCTGCACAAGTACGTTTTCAACCACTACACCACCCAGCAGTGCCCGGAGTTCTACCGGGAGGTGTACGACAGCGTTATCCAGCTCGCCATCAGGAAGGGCTGGGATGACGGGCCAAAGGGTGAGCGGTGGTACAGGCGGTTAGCCCATGGAGCCCTTTACGAGATGCTGGCCCCCCGCCCGTGCCCGGTGTGCAAGGGCGCCAAGTTCATCGGCACCAGGGCGTGTCATGTTTGCGATGCAACGGGCAGCGAGCGCCTGAGCGTGGAGGATCGGCGCGAGGCGCTTGAGATTCCGCCCGCCCAATGGGATCACGGCAAGCCACCGTGGAAGTGGCGCTATGAGGACGTGTACCGCGAGCTGAGCCAGCTTGAGGGCAGGGCGATAGCGGAACTGGCGCGGCAACTTTCCGATGAAAGGCACAGTGGATAGTGGTTTGACCCAACACAAACCACTAAAGGTTTGATATAATCGGCGGCACGGCATCCTACGCCTGTAGCATTGCCGCGCCGCAACAAGAACACCGCCGCTCCGCCATGCGCCGAGTCGGTTACGGCCCCGCCCCGCCCCGCGAGGCCAGCACCTTAACCAAACATCGCGCCGTCCCGGCCAGCCCACAAAATCCTTAGATGGACGGACTGAATCGCCGCGTGTCGGCGCGACCTATTCCCGGAGTCCCCGCATGACCCAGATCATTGCTGTGGAGGACTGGTCGAGCATTGATCTTGTGGAGGTGCTGGCCCACATGCCCCCGTACAGCGAAATCTGGCTGGACACGATGAGTAAGGGGGCTTTTGAGATTGATGCTGAGGAACCGCCCAAGGCGAGGCTGAATTGAACTGGCTAGCCGATTTTTGGCTGAGCCTGACAGACGGCCCGGACCCATTCTGGGGCCGCAAGCCAAGCCGCCCGCTCAGCCTGACGCAGCGCGAGATAGACCAGATCGTGCGTGTAGAGGAATTGGAGCGCCAGGCCAGCATCATGGCGGCGATTGAGCGGCGGCAGGCGTGTAGAGAAAACAAAGGGATAGGTTGAGTTAATGGGAGCGCCGGTAGGCAATCAGAACGCAGCGAAGGCCAAGATTTGGGCCGCCGCCATTGAGCGCGCCTTAGAGCGCCGCGTACCGGGCGACCAGCGCATCAGAGCCATTGACGAATTGGCGGACAAGTTCTTGGATTCCTGCGAGAAGGGGCAGATCGCGGCATTCAAGGAGCTGGCCGACAGGCTGGATGGCAAGGCCGAGCAGCCCGTGGCCGTTAGCGCCCCCGGCGGCGGCCCGATGGAGTTGCTTGTGCGCGGCGCCGAGGAACTGCGGGCAAAGATCAGGGGCCAATGACATACAGCCAGCAACTAGCCGAGCATGTGGCGCTGTTCAAGGAAATGGACGGGCTGGACCTTCCATTCAGACAGGTTGCCAGCCAGATGGTGGGCTGTCTTAAGAACGCAGGGGGCGCGTTGTTCCTCTGCGGCAATGGCGGTTCGGCCGCCGCCGCGCAGCACCTTGCTGCGGAGCTGACCGGCCGGTTTGTGCACGACCGCCCGCCGCTGGCCGCCATCGCGCTTACCACTGACACCTCCGCGCTGACGGCCATAGCCAACGATTACGGCTATGACCAAGTGTTCGCCCGCCAGCTACGCGCGCTTGGGACCGAGGCCGATTTGCTTGTGGTCCTGTCTACTTCTGGCAATTCGCCGAACATTGTTGAGGCCGCCAAGGCGGCGCTAGATATCGGGATGCCGGTTGTGGGGTTGCTTGGGCGCGATGGCGGCGAGGTCCGTCAGTTCTGCCGCGCCGCTGTCTGCGTCCCCAGCAACGTAACCGCCCGCATCCAGGAGGCGCACGAGTTCATCGGGCACGCCCTGTGCGCGCACATCGAGGCGGCGCTAGGGCTGTGAACGTGCTGGTTGTTGGCGACGTGATGCAGGACGAATATTGGACCGGGGCAACTGAGCGCATATCGCCCGAGGCCCCTGTCCCGGTGGTGCTGGTGCAGCACACGGAGACTAGGCCGGGCGGGGCCGCTAACGTGGCGGCAAACGTCAAGGCGCTGGGCGCAGACGTAACCCTGCTGGGCGACTTCGGCCCGCAGATACGCAAGCTGCGCGTCATGTCGCGGCATCAGCAGCTAATCAGGCTGGACTTCGAGCGGCCGTTAGAGTTTGACCGCAAGGCGCTGCTGGCGGAGTACCGCGCAGCACTGCCCGACGCTGACGTTGTGATCCTGTCGGACTACGGCAAGGGCACGCTGGTTGATGTGGCGCAGATGATCGAGATGGCGGCTGGTAAGCCCGTGCTGGTAGACCCCAAGGGCGATGACTACGGACGCTATGAGGAGGCGACGCTGCTCACGCCGAATCTGTCCGAGTTTGAGGTGTACGTGGGCAAGTGCCGCGATGAGGCCGACATTGCTCGCAAGGGCGAATGCTTGGTTGAAGAACTTGACCTGACGGCCCTGCTCGTCACTCGCGGTGAGAGCGGCATGACGCTGATCGAGCGCGGCAAGCCGGCGCTGCATCTGCCCGCTCAAGCCCGCGAGGTGTACGACGTAACCGGGGCGGGCGATACGGTCATTGCGACTATGGCCGTGATGCTGGCCGATGGCGCGAGCATGTCTGAGGCGGCCTATTTGGCGAACAAGGCCGCCGGCATCAAGGTTGGCAAGCTTGGGGCGGCCACAGTCACCATGGCCGAGCTGGGCCTGTGACCGAGCCTGAGCTGCTGGCCTACGTCAATGCGGCCCGTGTGTTCGGCTGGAAGATTGTGATGACTAACGGGGTGTTCGACCTGCTGCACGTCGGGCACATCCGGTATCTGCAGGCCGCCCGCGACCTGGGCCATGCGCTGATTGTCGCGGTAAACGACGACGAATCAACGGGCAGGCTCAAGCCGGGCCGGCCCATCAACACGCTGGCAGATCGCATGGCGGTGCTGTCTGAGTTGCGCTGCGTGGACGCGGTTGCGGCTTTCAGCGAGGACACGCCGGAGCGGCTGATTGGGCTAGTTCTGCCGGATGTGCTGGTGAAGGGCGGCGACTACCAGCCCGAGCAGATCGCCGGCAGGCAATACGCCGGCAGGGCGCTGGTGCTGCCGTACCACGTTGGCCATTCGACAACGAGGCTGCTTGAAAGCAAATAGTTGTTGGGTCTACGGGCTGACGGCGGCATCCAAATACGAGATTCGGTACGTCGGTCAGACGATACGCCCGGTAGGCGTTCGGCTCACGCGGCATTTTGGCAATAGCGCCTCCGGCAAGACCCCGGTTCATAGATGGATTCGCTCTTTGCGGGCTCGTGGCGAGAGTGTGCGGGCCGTGGTGTTGGCCCCGCCGCAGTTCGGTGTTTGGGGCCAAACAGAGCGGCAACTGATTTCTTTTTACAGGAAGACCGGGGCGAGACTCTTAAATCTTACTGATGGCGGGGACGGCGCTCTTGGCTATCGCCACACGCCAGAGCACAAGGCCCGCCTCGCGGAGCGAATGCGCGGCAATCAATTCGGGCGCGGCCCAAGGTCCGAGGCGTTCAAATTGGCCGCCCGCAAGCCCAAGTCGGCAGAGCACAGGGCGAAGATCGCGGCGGCGCTAAAGGGAAGAAAATTCTCTGACGAGCACAGAAAAAACCTATCCCGCGCAATGCTATCCGGGGCACGCGCTAAGCCTCAATGAAGTCTTTGAGTATTGGGACGAGATTGATAAGCGCGGGGCCGCTCTAACCGGGGTCAGGGTTCTCTGTGAACTCGACCGCTACTACCTGCTTGTAAAGGCCCTGGGCCGCACAGACCTGCTGCACCCGTGGCTGTACGCCCGGTGTAGAGAGGTAGAGGCCGAGCCCGATGGATACCTGGACCTGTGGGCGCGCGAACACTACAAGTCCACAATCATCACGTTTGGTGGGGCGATTCAGGAGTTGCTACGCGACCCCAACCTGACCGTTGGCATCTTCAGCCACACCAAGCCGATTGCGAAGGCGTTCCTTGGGCAGATCAAGCGCGAGTTTGAGACAAACGAGATTCTGAGGGCGGCATTCCCGGACATTATCTGGGCCAACCCGCACGACGAAGCGCCGGCATGGTCGCTGGATGGCGGGCTGATACTCAAGCGTTCGGCCAACCCGAAAGAGGCGAGCCTAGAGGCGCACGGCCTTGTAGACGGCCAGCCCACGTCACGCCACTTCGGGCTGTTGATCTACGACGACGTAGTTACGAAAGAGTCGGTTAGCACGCCGGAGCAGATTCAGAAGACAACCGAGTCCTGGGAGTTGTCGGACAACCTCGGCAAAGACGGCGGGCGCAAGTGGCACATTGGCACGCGGTACAGCTACGCGGACACCTATCAGGCCATCATCGAGCGCGGGGCTGCGAAGGTACGGCTACACGCTGCGACCGATAACGGGAAGATCGACGGCAACCCGGTGCTGTTCTCCCCCGAGCTTTGGGCCGAAAAGGTCAAGACGCAGGGCGAGGCAACGGTTAGTTGCCAGATGTTGCAAAACCCGCTGGCCGGCAAACAGCGGATGTTTGACGTTGAGGACTTCCGGGAATACGAGGTGCGCCCCGAGGTTCTCAACTGCTACCTGCTGATAGACCCCGCACGGAGCAGGAAGAAGGACAGCGCCAAGACCGCAATGGCGCTAGTTGGTTTGGACTACGCCGGCAACAAGTACCTGCTGGATGGCTACAACCACCGCATGGACTTGCAGGAGCGCTGGCAGCGCATGAAGGAGCTGTACCAGAAATGGTACAGGGCCAACGGCATCCAGACGCTCCAGATCGGCTATGAGATTTATGGGGCACAGGCTGACTTCGACTACTTCCGCGAGCGCATAGCGGTTGAGCGCGTGAGCATGCCGCTTACTGAGCTGGCGTGGCCCCGCGAGGGCGACGGCAGCAAGGTAGACCGCGTGCAGCGGCTAGTGCCGGACCTGAAGAATCACCGCATTTACCTGCCGTACCCGACCGACGACAAGCGCCTGACGGCATTGCAACGGCGGGCGCAGGACGAGGGCTGGGGCCATCGCATATCCCGGCCCATCAAGCGCCTCGACGGCGAGCGCAAGATTTACGACGTATCGGAAGACCTGAAGATTCAGGCCCACTATTTCCCGTTCGGGTCATACAAAGACCTGATCGACGCATTCGCCCGCATCTACGACATGGAGGCCAGCCCTCCGGTCATCTACGAATCGCACGAATTGGAGCCGGCCTACACATGAGCGAAGTAAACACCAGCATCATCAACTGGCGCGACCTTGTGCTGAAGGCGTGGGGGCCGGACTACGACGAGGTGGAGACCGCCTACAAGTTCAGCAACGGCAGGGGCGGCGCACGCGAGTTCAAGTCCACGGACAACAGCAACCACGGCGTGTACGAGCGTGGGTGATGTTTGGACCGGCACGATAGAGCGTAGTGCGGCAGGAGAGGCCCAACTGGCCTCTCTGTGCGGGCAGATCGGCGCGGTGCTGACTGAACACTACCCCGGGCACTTCTGGATGGTCGGGCACCAGGGCGGCTCCATCGTGGTCCGCAACGGCTACGTCGGCGGCGACTACGGCTTCTACATCCACCCCGACAACAGCTACAGCGCCTCTGAGCTGAAGCACAAGGCCATCATGTTTGCTGGCGAGCTGCTTGAGCGCGCCAACATGAAGCGCGGCAAGGCCAATGGTGAGTTTGCGACGAGTCTTGAGGGCGCGGACCCGCGCAGGCCAATCCTATGAGCGACTACAACGACAAGCCGCCCGACGTAAACGACGGCTCCCCGGACTCCAGCACGGAGCTAAAGGGCGATACCGACTGGCTGACCCGCGCCCGCGAGGCGTATTTCTCCAGCACGTCGTACGTTGACAGCAACTACCGCCAGAAGTGGGACGACAGCATCCGGGCGTTCCACAACCAGCACTCGGCTGACAGCAAGTACAACACGGCGGCATTCGACAAGCGCAGCCGCATCTATCGTCCTAAGACCCGCGCCACGATCCGCAAGAACGAGGCCGCTGCTGCTACTGCCTTCTTCAGCAACGTTGACACGGTAACAATCAGCGCCGAGAACGACGGCGACCCGAGGGCCCGCGTCAACGCGGATATCTACAAGGCGTGGTTGGAATACCGGCTCCAGGCCGACCCGGACAAGAACGGCATCCCGTGGTTTCAGATCGTCATTGGCGGATTGCAGGACGCACAGACGCAGAGCGCGGCCGTGGCTCGCGTTGAGTGGAAGTACCAGAAGATTGGCGAAAAGGTCGTAGAGGACCGCCCGTGGGTAGAGCTGCTCCCGGTTGAGAACATCCGCATTGACCCAGGCGCGCACTGGTACGACCCGATTAGGACCAGCCCGTATCTGATTGAACTGCGCCCGATGTTTGTCTGCGATATCCACGTCAAGATGCAGAGCGGCGAGTGGAAGCAGTTTGACGACGCGACCATTCGGCAGGCTATGCAGAGCACGCCGGACCAGACCCGGCAGGCCCGCAACCCTGGGCAGGAAGACGTACACGAGAACAGAACCCCTATCGGGGACTACGAAAAGGTTTGGGTGCAGCGGCACATCCACCGCAGCTACGGGCAGGACTACCACTTCTACACGCTGGGGACTGAGCGGCTGCTGACTGACCCGGTTCCGCTTGAACAGGTGGAATTCCACGGCCGGCGCCCGTATGTGATGGGCGTTGCGAGCATTGAAACACACCGGGTATTCCCGGACAGCGTGCCGCAGCTCATTGACGGGCTTCAGCGGGAGACCAACGAGGTAGCTAACCAGCGCCTCGATAACGTGAAGTTTGTTTTGAACAAGCGCTGGGGCGTCAAGCGCGGCAGGAACGTGGACGTGGCGGCCATCATCCGCAACGTGCCGGGCGGCGTGGTCATGGCCGACGACCCGAAAGAGGACATTGTTGAGTACAACTGGCCCGACGTTACGGCGTCGAGCTTTCAGGAACAGGACCGCATCAACGCGGACATTGACGACCTGATCGGCAATTTCTCCGGCGGCTCAGTCCAGACCAATCGCAAGCTGAATGAAACCGTTGGCGGCATGAACCTGATGGCGCAAGCCGCAGGCGGCCTCACCACCTACATGCTGATGACGTACACGGAGACATTTGTCGAGCGCGTGCTGCGCCTCCTAATCCTCCTTGGGGCCAAGTACGAGACAGACCGCCGCGTGCTGGCTATCGCGGGCGATAAGGCCCAGCTCCGCGCCAAGTACGGCATGGACATACAGGTAGACCAGCTCATTGACGAGGAATTGCTGGTGAAAGCCAACGTTGCGATGGGCGCATCAGACCCGGCCCAGAAGCTTCAGAGGTTTGGGTACGCGGCAAAGATGCTGAGCGAGATTGCGTTGACCGCACAGCAAACGGGCATGGACATGACGGAAGTCTCCAAGGAGATTTTCGCGCACGCCGGCTATCGGGACGGCTCGCGCTTCATGATTAGCTCTGATCCGCAGAAGACGCAGATGCAGCAGCAGATTCAGCAGATGGTTGGCGTCATGCAGCAAATGGACGCCCAGCTCAAGAGCAAGGGCGCCGAGGGCCAGGCCAAGGTCGCGCAGACCCAAGTGCAGGCGCAGGCCGACATGCAGAAGGCCCAGCTTGGGGCGCAGACGACTATCGCCACCAAGCGCATGGAAATCGGCGCCGACATGCAGGCGACGGAAATGGAAATCAAGGCGGACCTCATCAAGGCGCGCATGCACGAAGACGCCGAGAACCGCCGCGCCTTGGTTACCGCCAAGGTGAACATGGACAAGAACGAACAGCAGGCGAAGCAGAAGCGTGACGCTAAATCCTGAGGACCCCGTAGTCAGGACGGCGGTGTTTGGCAAGCAGGTTGAGGATTTCGTCAACGGGGACATTGGCCGCTACATCACTCAGCGCGCCGACGACGAGATAAGCGACTGTCTGGACGAACTCAAGCGCATTTCACCCGACTGGCCATGGGGCCGGCGAAAGATTGCGCGCCTGCAAAACCGCATAGCAACGGCAGAGCGAGTGATGCACTGGCTCGCCGAAGCCATCACCGAAGGCCATCAGGCCATGAACATCATCGAGGATAAGAATGACTAAGCAGCGTCAGGCCCCCACTGTTGAAGCCCCCCAGGAAGCTCCGAGCGGCCCGAGCCCGGGCGGTGCTGCCGGTGTTGTGGACCAAGACCGGCTTGATAGGCTCGACCAGTTGGCCGAGAAAGCCACGTCGCAGTACGGCGGGCAGGAGGAACCCAAGGTCACGCGGGAGCTGGTGAACCAGCCCAAAGACCCCGAGACAGGCCGTTTCCTTCCGAAAGACCCCGAGGCCAAGCCGGCAGCCGAGAAGACGGAGCCCGAGCCAGTTGCGGAGGCCGCGCCCGTGGAGGAACAGGCCCCGGAGCCCACGTCAGAGCCGGCCCCGGTCATCAAGCACAAGATCAAGGTAAACGGTAGGGAGCAGGAGCTAACTACTGAGGAAATGATCGCCCGCGTTCAGAAAATCGAGGCGGCAGACGATTATCTCAAGCAGGCGGCGCAGTTGTACAAAACCGCCAAAGAACCCGCGCCGGAGCCTAAAGCCCCGGCGAGCGTCGAGGAAGACGACGCCGCGCTGGCCCGCGCGATACAAACGGGCACCGAGCAAGAGGCAATTGCGGCGATTCAGAAAATGCGCGCACGTCCATCGGCTTCGACCGACGACGTTCTACGCATCGTGAATACCCAACTTGCCATCACCGAGGCCAATCGGAAATTTGAAACTGAGTACGCAGACATAGTGCAGGACCCTTACTTGCGGTCAATGGTGCAAATGGAACTCCAACAGAGAATCCAGCGCCAGGACCCGCGCAGCTATCAGGAAAACCTCTTTGAAATCGGAGAGAACCTGAAGCAGTGGAAGGCATCCCTCGTTCCTGTGTCGGCCCAGGTTCAACAGAAAGAGGCCCGGAAAGCGACCGTCACTGTCATCCCCACGGCTGCGGCCAGGGCGGCTGGCAAGACGGAAGAAAAGCCGGAGTCGCACGCTGAAACCGTCGCCGAAATGGCGAAACAGCGTAACGCCCGGTAAACCACTACAGGAGTAACCCACCATGTCAGGCCAACTTTGGGCCACTGACTCTCTGGGCGGCTTCCTCTATTCGCGCAATCTGAGCAACAAGCTGCGGAAGGCTGTTCAGCCTCTCAGCAAGTTCCGCCAGTTCTGCGACATCAAGGACGCCACCCAGCAGGGCAAGAAAAAGGGCGACACCTTCACTTGGGACGTTGTGAACAACGTTTCGGTGAGCGGCACTCGCCTGAATGAAACCAACACCATCCCGGAAACCAACTTCACGATCGCGCAGGGCACCCTGACGATCCGCGAGCTGGGCAACTCCGTGCCCTACACGGGCAAGCTCGATGACCTCTCGAAGTTTGACGTTGAGATGATCATCGACAAGGCGCTGAAGGATGATGTTGTGAAGGCGCTTGACCGCGAAGCGTTCCAGCAGTTCGACACTTGCGCGCTTCGCGCAATCGCGTCGAGCGGCACGGACACGGGCTCGATCACCCTCTACACCAACGGTACGGTGACGGGTACGAACACCATCGCGTTCAGCAACAACCACGCAAAGAGCATTGTTGACACGATGAAGGAGCGGAACATCCCGCCCTACGTCAGTGACGACTACTACGCTCTGGCGTGGCCGACCACTCTGCGCGCCTTCAAGAACAACCTCGAAACGATCAAGCAGTATACGTCCGAGGGGTTCAACATGATCAAAAACGGCGAAGTCGGCCGTTACGAGAATGTGCGCTATGTCGAGCAGACCAACATCGCCAAGGGCATCACGACCAATGGCGGTCTGACCGGCACGGCGTGGGCGCAGGCCAAGTCTGATTGGATTTTCTTCTTCGGCGCTGACACGGTGGCGGAAGCAATTGCCGTCCCCGAGGAAATGCGCGGGAAGATTCCGACTGACTACGGTCGTTCAAAGGGCGTCGCCTGGTATTACTTGGGCGGCTTTGGCTTGGCTCACACCCAGGCGGCGGAATGCAGAGTCCTGAAGTGGGACTCGCTGGCCTAAGGGAGACATACCAATGAGCTATAACCACCCCAACCACCTGGTTGTCCGCGAAAAGCACGTCACTGCCGCAGGCATTTCTGCGACGGCCGTGCAGAGCGGATACATCGGGTCCACCCTTCGCACCAGAAACAAGGCTGTTGTTGTCGGCTGTGCGTTCCGTATCGGTTCCGGCGGCTCTGCTGCCGGCTCGAACTCCATCGCTATCGCCCGCGTTCTCGCTGGCGGCAGCAAGAGTTCTTGGCAGGTTCTGACGATTGCCATGTCGGCAGGCGCCAGCGCTGCGGGCGACGTGTACGACATTAGCCTTGTGTCCGCGATGACCATTGCCTCTCTGGGGGACTGCGCTCTGCTTCGGCCGAACGCGGCTTCTCTGGATAAGGTGGCGGTCCTGACGGACATTGTGTGGCGTTATCGCATGCTCCCCGGTGGCGGGGACGATGACCTGACGCACAACACGCTGGGCTAACCGCTGTAACTCGGACCCTCGGGGCTTCACGGCCCCGGGGGTTCTTTTTTAGGAGGCACATGTCAGACGACGGCTTCAAACCCGCTGAAGATGTGAAGGGCGGGCCAATACCGACAACTGAAGTAATCGCCAATATCGAGGCGAACGGGACCAATGGTGTCCCGGTGTTCAGTAAGCTGAAGTCCCACGGCGGGACACTGATTTTTGTAGCCGGTGGGCCGTCGCTGCTGAAGACGCTGCCGGAGCTGAAGAAGCGCCACGAGGCTGGCGAGTTCATTCTGACCTCAAACAACACTCACGACTACCTGATTGAGAACGGCATCATGCCCAACGCATGTATTCTGATTGATCCTCGGGAGTCGGTTAAGGACTGCGTTCAAAACCCGCAGAAGTGCGTCAAGTATTACGTTGCCTCGGTGTGTAATCCCGGGGTCTTCAAGAACCTTGAGGGCTACGACGTAACCAAGATTCTCGTTGCCTACGGGCTGGACGATGAATCCGATATCAAGGCGCACAAGCGGCTCTATGACAACCCGGGCCACGACTATGTAGTGGGCGGGACCATGACGCCGCTGCGGGCCATGCCGTTTACCGTGATGCTGGGCTATGCCCGCATGGAGTTTTACGGCTTCGACTCCTGCTACACCGACCAGCAGCCGCCGGTCATCTACTCGGACGACCCGAGGTTTGCCGAGGCGCTGAAGAAAAGCGAGGGCTTGCAATACCAGGACGAAGACAGTCCAAGGACATACGTCGTAGACGAAGCCGCCGAGGGCGGCTTTTTTTACGCCTACAAGAAATTCCGGGCCGAGGCGATCCAGGTTGCCAAGACCCCGGATGGCAGGGAGTTCCTGACCTCGCCCGGGTTTGCCCATCAGGCTAAGCAGTTCATCAAGTGGGTAGATCGGCTGGAGGGGCGTTTGGACGTAGTTGTCCACGGCGACTCGCTCAACCGCCACTGGCTTGAGATTCACCGCAAGCAGCAGGAGCGCATCAGGGCCGCAATTGGCGACAGGCGCTGGACGGATGAGTACGCACAGATGCAGCGCCAACTGCACGAACAAGGAGGCTACGGCCTCTGGGGCGACCACGAAAACGAAACCATTGGCCGGGGGATTCTCTCGCTCTACGACCAGCTCAAGCGGCCCATCACCGTCATGGACTACGGGGCTGGGTCTGGTGCGCTGGGCAAGTCACTGACTGACCTGTTCAGGCCGGTCAGCGTTACGAACTACGACCCGTTTCACCCCAGGTGGCGGGACAACCCGGAACCGGGCGTTCACGACATTGTGACGTGCTTCGACGTGCTGGAACACGTTGAGGAACAGTGCGTAGAGAACACGCTGAAGTACATCGCGGCTAAGGCGCGGTATGTGGCGGTGTTCTCGGTTGCGCTTGAGGAAGCGGGCAAGACCCTGCCGGACGGCCGCAACGCACACATCACGCTTAGATCGGCGCAGTGGTGGCACAAGAAGGTGTCGCAGTATTTCGTGGTGGTCGAGGCAGTTGTGGACGAGAACTCCGTTTATCTCGCCTGCCAGAAGCCGGACGCTACGGAAAAGATTGCCTCTGAAAAGGGCTCAGCTAACAGCGTGGCGGTGGCGGCATGATTCGAGTCTTCATCGGCTACGAGCCGCGCCAGCCGCTTGCCTACACGGTCTGCCAGTCGTCCATTCTGAGGCGGGCCAGTGTTCCGGTGGCGATCACGCCGCTGGTGTTGAAGACGCTGCCGCTGACGCGCAAGGGACTGACCGAGTTCACGTTCAGCCGCTTCCTGGTGCCGCACCTGTGCGGTTACGAGGGCATGGCGGTGTTCTTGGACGCCGACATTATCGTGCTGGATGACATTGCCAAGCTGGTAGCGGCGGCCGATCCAAACGCCCCCATCAGCGTAGTTAAGAACGTCCGCCAGTTTGAGTGGCCCAGCGTGATGGTGTTCAACAACGCCCTGTGTTCGGCGCTCACGCCCGAATTTGTCCAGACCGGCGATCCGTTCGGGATTTTCGAGGGCAACGTCATCGGCGCACTGCCGCCGGAGTGGAACCACCTTGTGGGCTACGACAAGCCGCAGGACGCAAAGCTAATCCATTACACGCAGGGCATCCCCTGCTGGCCCGAAACGCAGGGCTGCGAGTACGCGGCGCAATGGCATGAAGAAGCCAAGGCAGCAAACGCCACGGTTCCCTACGCGGAGCTGATGGGGAAGTCCGTTCACAACAAACACGTTCAGGAGCGGCTTAAGGCCGCATAACCCCCGCAACAACAAGCCAAGCCCCGCCGAGTGCGGGGTTTTCATTTAAGGGACTAGAAACATGCAATCAGCAAACTACGACAGCCCGCTTACGGTGCAGGGCAATTCGTCCGGCGAGGCGATCCCGGTCACGACCCCAACCGGAGCTTCCGCCAGCGCGGTGCAGGGCGCTGGCGCGCACGACTCGGCCATTGTTGGAAATCCAGTGCGGGTTGGTGCGCGCGGCATCAGTAGCGCAATCACGGCCGTCACAACCGGAGACTCAGTTGATTTGGTGGCAAGCACCCAGGGCGTCATTGCGACGACGCATGACATAGCCGGGGCCGACAGCGCCTCCAATACTCACGGCGGTCTGATTGACCGCAATGGAACGGCTAACCGCTCCATTGGTGTTAACAACTATGCGTTGAACAACAACACTTCGGGGACTTGGGACCGCTGGCGCAACAATATGGACCTGACCATCCTCGCCTCCGCCGCCCGCACGGCCACAAACCAGTCATCGGATATCACCAACTACAACGGGCGCGGTATGCACTTGGTCATTGACGTGACCGCCGCATCTGCAACTCCTTCGGTGGTGTTCACGATTCAGGGCAAGGACGCGCTGAGCGGGAAGTATTACACCATCCTTGCGAGTTCAGCGATCACCGGCACCGGGACAACCGTGCTTAAGGTCCACCCCGGCATCACCGCCGCCGCGAACGCTTCGGTATCCGACCTGCTGCCGAGAACGTGGCGCATTGACGCCACGCACGCCGACAGCGACAGCATCACCTATAGCGTTGGAGCCAGCGTCATAGTCTGACGCGCCGCCTAACGTGGCAGACAACTTCAACGTACTCGACTGGAACGCCCCGCAGGTAGCAACACAGGCCGAGGCAGAGGCCGGTACGGGGACTGCGGCGAGGACATGGACGCCGGAGCGCATAGCGCAGGCGATTGCTGCGCAAGCCGGCGAGGGCGGCGGGATCACGCTTGAAGAAGCCCTAGAGGGCGTCTACCCGGTGGGCTGCATCTACACCTCCGTAGTCAGTACCAACCCGGCGACGGTCTTTGGCATCGGCACATGGGAGGCGTTCGGCGCCGGCCGGGTGCTGGTGGGTCTTGACTCCGGCCAAACCGAATTCGACACGGCCGAGGAAACGGGCGGCGCAAAGACGCACACGCTGACCTCCGCAGAAATGCCGGCGCACACGCACACCCAAGACGCCCACACCCACACCCAGAACGCGCACACGCACACGCAGGACGCGCATAGCCACATCATCACTTCGCAAACCGCCACGACGGGCGGCGCGACGAGCTACGAACACGGCACGCTGGATACCAGCTCGGCCGAGGCCGAAGCGACGGAAACCACGGCAACGGCCGTTGCGGTCAATCAGAACGCGACGGCGGTCAACCAGAACGCCACGGCCACCAATCAGAACACTGGCGGCGGCGGCGCGCATAACAACTTGCAGCCGTACATAATTGTCCATTTTTGGAAGCGGGTTAGTTAATGCCGCGCGGCGTGTATGTGAGAACTGAGGAATACCGACAGAAGCAGCGCGAGGCAATGGCGCGACACGCCAACCCCGGAAAGAACAAATCGGACGAAACGCGCAGAAAGATCGGAGACGCCATGCGCGGCAGGCCGAAATCCGAGGGGTTCAGGGCCAAGTGTTCGGCCCGTATGGCCGAGGCCATTGCATACCTGGCCGCTTGGAAAAGGACCGCTTGACGGACATTCGCTGGGAACTTCCCGAATACACGCGCGGCAAGGTGCTGCACATCGCCGGGAAGCTTTACCGGCACTTCATCCACGTCAACGATCATCCGGTAGAGATTGACGGGCGGTTGCTCAGCCCAGATGTAACGGTCAAGGACGTTCACGACCTACGCATCTTCGCCAACCAAAGCTTTGATGCGGTTGTAGCGCCGGAGGTGCACGCCGAATACTGGCGCGTCATTCGCCCCGGCGGGCATCTGTGCGTAACCGGCGAGGGCGAGCCGGACGGTATCTGGGACTGCGTTAGCAAGATCGAGGGGCTGGCGGTCTACAAGAAGCTGACCTCGGGCAAGTGCCGGGAGAGCTACAAGGACAAGCCGCAGGGCAAGACCGCGCTGGTGTACAGGTGCGGAGCCTTCGGCGACATGATGCAGGCGTCCAGTGTGTGGGCCGGGCTCAAGAAACAGGGCTATCACGTTACGGTAATCGCCCAGAGCCCCGGAGCCGATGTAATCACGCATGACCCGAACATCGACAGGCTTATGGTGCTTGACCGCGATCAGGTGCCGAATGTGCGGCTAGTGGATTTCTGGAACTACCAGCGCACCAAGTTTGACAAGTTCGTGAACCTGTCGGAGTCGGTAGAGGGCGCGTGGCTGGCCCTGCCGAACAGGGCAAACCATGAGTGGCCCGTAGAACTTCGCCGCAAGTACATGACGCGCAACTACGTCGAGTTCCAGCACGAGCTTGCCGGCCTGCCGCATGACCCACAGGTGCGGTTCTACCCGACGCCCGAGGAAACAGAGTGGGCCAGAAAGCAGCGGGCAAAGATGGGCGCGTTCGTGGCGCTGTGGTCACTGTCGGGCTCGTCTGTTCATAAGCACTGGCCGTATCTGGACCAGATCATTGCGCGCCTGTTCCTGAGCTGCCCCGAGGCGCATGTTGTTCTGGTGGGCGGGCCGGAATGCGAAGTTCTGGAAACGGGCTGGGAGAGCGAGCCACGGGTTCACAGGATGTGCGGCAAGTGGAGCATCCGCCAGAGCTTGGCGTTTATCGAATTTGCCGACCTCGTAATTGGCCCGGAAACCGGCGTCCTTAACGCGGCCAGTCACAGGCCAGTGCCCAAGGTTCTTTTCCTGTCGCACTCGCCCAAGGAGTCCCTGAGTCGGGATTGGGTGAATTGCGAGTCGTTGACCCCGCCGCTATCGGTGCATTGCTACCCGTGCCTGAGGCTTCACCACAACTGGTCGCATTGCTGGAAGGACGAGGAAGCCGGGGCCGCCATGTGCCAGTCACAGATTTCCGCCGATACCTGCTGGGCCGCCGTTGAGGCCGTGCTGGCTAACAAGTTCAAGAGGGCCGCGTGACCACATCCGGGACTGTCACCTACAGCACCTCGCTGACGAAAATCCGCTCGCTCGCCATGAAGTCCATTGGCGCACTGCCTGGTAACGGTACGCCCGACGCGAACGAGGCGGTAGACGTTACCGACTTTTTGAACATGATGCTTAAGGGGTGGATGGCCCGCGCGGATTTTGCGCCCGGGCTCAAGCTCTGGAAACGCCGCAGGGCCGACCTGTACTTTGAGGAAGACACCAACTCATTCTCGCTGGGCCCTTCGGGCGGTCATTGGTCCGAAACGACCTACAGCCGCACCCTGACTGCCGCGAGCCCTGCCGCAGATACCACCCTGACCTGTAGCGCGATCACGAACGCCTCAAGCGGTGATTACATCGGCATCGAGCTGGACAGCGGGGACATTCACTGGACGACGATTAACGGCGCCCCCTCGGGCTCCACGATCACGATTACCACGGGCATCCCGACGGGCGACAGCGCCGCCTCGGGAAACTACGTTTTCAACTACACGACCAAGGCCAACCGCCCGGACAACCTTGAGGCCGTAGTGCTTCGGGATATAGACAACAGCGACGTTCCCGTGCGGTTCATGACGATGCAGGAATTCATGCTCCTGCCGTCCAAGGCCGACACGACGACCAGCGGCGACCCTTCGGCGGTCTACTACGAGCCGCAGCTAACCAACGGCGTCCTGTACCTGGACGTGGCCGGCGTGTCCGATGTGACCAAGAAACTGCACGTTGTATGGCTTGAGCCCATCGAGGACATGACGGCGGCTGCTGACGAACTGGACATGCCGCAGGTCTGGTATCTGCCGGTTGTGTTGGGACTTGCCAAGCTAATCGCGCCCATGTTCGGGGCGGTGTGGACGAACGAACTTGAGGCGAATTACACAATGGCCCTTGCCGGCGCCCGCTCGGCGTACCCGGAAACGGAAACGCGATACTTCGAGCCCGGGGCCTAGGTGGAGCCGGTCCAGCTTTGGGGCAGCGGCACGCTGTCCAAAGCCGCCACGATTACCGCCCAACGTCGCGTCAATGTTTACTTCGAGATTCGGCCCGACGGCGACAAGGCGAACGTGGTGGTTGTTGGCCGCCCCGGCCTCACCAATCGGCTGACGCTCTCACCGACACCTAACGGGCCCATCCGGGGTGTTCATGAGGGCGAGAACTACGCCTACATCGTGGCCGGGGACACGCTGTACCGAGTCACGGCCGACCTGCTCACACAGACCACGTTTACCGGCGTCATCCTGTCCACGTCGGGCAACGTGAGCATGGCGGACAACGGAACGCAGCTCGCGTTTGTTGATGGCACGGCCGGCTATCTGCTGACGGGATTCGACACCAGCAGCAGCACGCTTGCGGTTATCAGCGATAGCGACTTTCCTGATGGGGCGCGGACGATTACCTGCCTCACCGGACGTTTTGTGGTGGACAACCCCGGATACCCCGGCCGCTTCAACATCAGCGACAGTTACGACGGCACCGCCTGGAGCGGCACGAACTTCGCCACAGCGGAGCAGGCCTCAGACAATCTGGCCGCTGTTGACACCTATCGCGGGCATCTGGTCCCGTTCGGCACCAAGACCCTGGAGGCGTGGCAACCGATTGGGGCGCTGGATTTCCCCTTCGCTCCCGTGACTAGCGCAACACAGAATTGGGGCCTTGCGGCGCCCTTCAGCCGGGCCAAGCTGGACAACATGCTGTACTTCCTCGGGCAGAACGCGCAGGGACAAGTGCAGGTCATGCGCATCAACGGCTGGGGCGTGGAGCGCGCTTCCGACTCAGACGTTGAGAACGCAATCAACGCCTACGCAACAAAGAGCGATGCGGTGGCCCTGTCGTATCTGCTCGACGGGCACCCCATGTATCAGATCACGTTCCCCTCGGCTAACAAGACGTGGCGCTTTGACGCCTCAACGCAGATTTGGAGCGAGGATTCCACGGGGCCGACAGCGACGGGCCGGCACATCGGGCAGCACTCGCTGGTCATCAACGGCAAGACGTACATCACGGACTACCGCCAGAGCAACCCAGAGGTGTACGAGCTGGATTCTTCGGCCTATTCGGACGATGGCGCAGTAATCAAGCGCATTGTTGCCACCCGCCATCTGACGCGAGGCGGAAACAGATTCACGATTGACGCCCTGCGCCTTGAAATGGAAACCGGCGTGGGGCTGGAAACCGGGCAGGGCTCTGACCCGCAGTTGATGGTCGAGGTATCGCGGGACGGCGGGCGCTCGTACAGCCCGGAGCAGTGGATAGACATTGGTGCCCTTGGCGAGTACCTGACCCGCGTAGAAGTGCGTCGGTGTGGCTCCGCAGAGGATTTTGTCTTTCGGTTCTCCATGACCGACCCGGTTAAGTTCTGCATCGCACGCGGCACCTGGAAGGTCCACGGCAGGGCGCAGTGAGCCAAGTAATCGGACCGCCAGCCGACCCGCCGGACGTTGGCTGGTTCGCGCAGGCGTTCTTGATTCTGTTCGCGGTACAGCAGAGCGGCACGACGGCAAACAGGCCCATTGCACGTTTGTGGATCGGCCGCACCTACTTCGATACGACCCTAAACCTTCCCATCTGGGTGAAGACGATTAGCCCCGTGGTGTGGCAGGACGCTGCGGGAAATACAGTTTGATTCGCACCACCGACCGGGAATATATCCGTTCGGTCTTTACGCATCCAAGCATCTACCCGTTTGTCTCGGAGGACCACGACCCTCCCGCAGACAAGTGGGAGCCGGTTGTAAACGAGCACGCGATTTATCTGAGGCCCGAGGAAGGCGGCGCGTGCTTTCTGTTTCACCCGCACACCCGGATTGTCTGGGAGGTGCATAGCGCAGTGCTTCCAGAGTACCGGGAACACTCGCTCGAATACGTCACGGCGTGCGCCGAATGGCTGCGCCAGAACACCCCATGCAAGTGCCTGCTCACCCGGATTCCGAAGGGAAACGTCCGGGCAAGGCGGCTGGCTGAAGCGGTTGGAATGAGATTGCAGGGAATCCTACCAAACAGTTTTTTGAAGGATGGCCGGTTGATTGACCAAGCCATTCTCACGATGGAGATACCAATGAGAGAGAGCGACCCATGCCCGCAGCCGGCGCGATAATCGGCGCAGCGGGTTCAATTGGCGGCGGAATGCTGGCCGCGAATGCCGCTCGGGATGCCGCGAATACACAAGCCAGAGCGGGCGTTTATTCGTCCGACGTTGCCCGGCAGACCGCACTCGATCAGATCGGCGCGCAGGCCTATGCCACCGCCCCGGGCCGGAACATCGGCACGCTGGGGCTCTATCAGCTCGCGTCCATGCTCGGCATTGACCCCCGGCAGGCGTTCCCTGATGGCATGGGCTCGGGTTACGGCGGGGCCGCGCCTAGTGGCAGTTACGCGCCCGGCGGAAGCGACACCATGCACGGCGGGGACTACGCGAGGGATACCGCCGAGTCCATCGCCAACTCGACTTTTTTGGGGAGCCTCACCACCGGCAACAGGCCGGACTTCGGCATCACGGGGCTGCAAAACACCTTCGATGCAATGGGCGGCAGCGGCCCCATGAAGTTCCCCGCCGTCACCGGCACGGACCCGCGCTCACTCATCCCAGGCATGCCCGCACCCGGAGCGCCGGGCGCGGAATTTGGCTATCTAACTCGCGCCCCCACGCTTTCTGATTTGCAGATGGACCCCTCCTACAAGTTCCGGCTAGACCAGAACTTGGGCGCTATCGAGAACAGTGCTGCTGCTCGCGGGATGCAGCTTTCCGGCTCAACGCTGAAAGACCTTTCGCGGTTCTCGCAGGACTACGCCTCGCAGGAATACGGCAACGCCTACAACCGCTACACGGGCCAGCAGTCGGACTTGTTCAACCGCATGGCGTCACTCGCCGGTATCGGTCAGACCGCCTCACAGGCCACCGGAGCGACTGCGGCAAACGCCCTTGGGCAAGCCGGGCAGACCATCGGCAACAACGCGCTCGGCATTGGTAACTCGCTGGCGGCTGGTCAGGTTGGTTCAGCCAATGCGATCAACAGCGGCATCCAGGGCGCGACGAACGCTTGGCAGAACTACCAATTACAACAGGCCTTGTTCAACAAGCCGGCGGGATCATAAATGGCTCAGTTAGACCCCCAGATTCCGCTTAGCGCCATGGGCGCGGACCCGCGCCAGCAACAGCAGCAGTTCGGCAACACGTTGCAGGTCTTTCAGATGAAGGACGCCATGCAGCAGCGCGACGCGGCCAAACAGCAGCAGATGCAGGAAAAGCGCACGCATAAAAAGATCAGCTCCTTGGCTGACAGGGGCGTCGGGCTGTTCATGAAGTACCAGAGCCTCAAAGAACAGGGCTTCAGCGAGCAGTCCGCCCATGCGGCGATGCAGGAGGACTTCAAGCGCGAGCTGGGCGGGCTTGCCTCGGAACGCTTTGACGACGGCTCCCCGTTGTACGATCAGCAGGAGTTGCAGCAGTTCGGGCAGGAATTCAACGCGGGCGAGCTTGGCATGATCCTGCCGAAGCTGATGGGCGCGAAGAACGCGCTGGACCTGCATTTCAAGACGCAAGACGACAAGCGCCAGTCCGCAGCTCTGGACGAAACCAAGCGGCACAACAGGGCAACGGAAAGCGCCCCGAAGGGCGGCGGCCGTCCGGTCCCGGTTGCAGACAAGAACTCGCCCACGGGCTTTGTCTACCAGACCCCCGAGGGCGCGGTGGGCCAGCCGGCGCCCGCCCCGCGAGCGCAGAACAATACCCGCTACAGCGCCAAGGAGTTGCAGGCGGCGCGGGACAAGGTTCGCACTGTCGGCATCGCCCGCCAGCAGCTTGCGAACATCAAGGAAAAATGGGCGGCACTCACCGGAAAGGACGGCGCGATATCGGCGGGCCCCTTCCTTGCGGGCAGGTTGCCGACTGAGGCCGGCAGCAACTTCGACGCGGCGGTGGACCAGTTCCGCTCCACGATCACCTCGCTTACGCGCACGCCCGGCGTCGGCGCAATGTCGGACTACGAAACCAAGCTTGACCAGTCGAAACTTCCGACTAGGCGCGACTACGAAAGCTCCACGGCGCAGAAGATCAAAGACCTGGAGGACTTCATTAACAACCTCGATTCCGGCTACGCGGATATCGTCAACGAGGGCCAGCAGCCCGGGGCACAGGCGCCCGGCTCAGACCAAGATGTTCTCGATGCGGCAGACGCAATCCTGAACGGCGAGTAATGGCGACCGCCCAGCAGTACGCAACATGGATTGTTGCGAATCAGGCCAAGAAGGGCACGCCGGAGTTTGACACTGTGGCGCGGGCTTACAAGGTTGCGCGTGGCGGCCCGCAACGCAGCCTCGATGACTACAAGGCCATGAGCGCGTCCACCGCCAGCAACCCCACCGACGACATGGGGGTCGGCGAGAAAGTCGCGGCCGGCGCGGGGCAAGCCGTTAATCAGGCTCAGCTAGGGGCCGCGCAACACGTCGCCAATGTCTCCGACCTGCTCAGTGCGCCCGGCGGCTTGCGCGTAACTGCGCCGGGACAGTCGAACGTCAACTGGCAGAAAAGCGCGGCGGTAGATCAGGAGGTTGCCGAAACGGCGGAACTCGACAAGCCGCTGATGGAAACCACGGCGGGCAAGGTCGGCAACTTCGCTGGCAACGTCGGCATGGCGCTCGTGGCTTCTGCGGTTCCGGGCATGGCGACTATGCCGGGGGCGACGTTGCTTGGCGCGACAATGGGCGGAGCGCAGCCGGCGGCCTCGGGCCGTGAGCGGGCACAGAACGCAAAGGTCGGCGCAGTCACCGGAGCGGCGGGGCAGGCGATTGGCTCGGAAGTCGGGCGGCGCATCGCCAACAAACTCACCGCCTCGGCTCCGGCCCAGACACTGAACAAGACGCAGCAGGCCGCGCAGCGTGCGGCGGCTGACGGGTATGTCCTGCCCCCGACCCAAGCCAACCCGTCACTGCTGAACCGCTTTGCGGAGGGCTTCGCGGGCAAGATCAGAACGCAGCAGACCGCCTCGACGTTCAACCAGGAAACCAGCAACCGCCTCGCCAAAAGGGCCGTAGGCCTTGCTGATGAGGCTGAACTTTCTGACGGCGCGCTTGAGGCTGTCCGCAAGAACGCCGGCAAGGCATACGCGGCAGTTTCCAATTCGCCCGCGCCGCTCAAGGCCACGCCGCGCTACAAGGCGCAGATCGAAAAGCTGGGCGATGAGTGGGCCAAGGCCGCTGACGAGTTCCCGGACCTTGTAAAGAACGACGCGATTCTCGGGCTGCGTCAGTCCTTGCTTAAAGAGCAGATGACGCCCTCCGGGGCCATTGCGGTGGTGCGCAAGCTCCGCTTTGACGCCAAGGCCAACCTGCGCGCAGCGGAGCCGGAAAAGCGGGCGCTTGGCTTCGCGCAGCGCCGCGCCGCCGATGCGGTAGACGAGTTGATCGAGACCAACCTTTCCCGGGCCGGGCAGAAGAAGCTTGCCGAGTCCTACAAGACCGCCCGCGTGTTGATTGCCAAGACCTACGACGTAGAGGCCGCGCTGAACGATACGACCGGCAACGTGTCTGCCCGCTACCTAGCCGGAATCATGGATCGCGGCGCCCCGCTGACCGGCGAGCTAAAGCGCATCGCCCAATTCTCGCAGGCGTTCCCGAAGGCCGCGCAGAACGTGGACACCATCGGCAGTCAGACCTCCATCAGCCCGCTTGATACTGCTGCGGCAGGAATAGGCGCGGCGGCCTCTGGCCGTGCGGAAGTGCTTGGGGCGATTGTTGGCAGGCCGGCGGTCAGGTCCGCGATTCTCTCGAAGCCCTATCAGCGCGCCGCCGTTGTGCCGAAAACGCCGAGAGCAAAAATCCCGATGAAGCGGGCCCCGGAGATTGCGGCCGGCACGCGCAAGGCGATTACCGCATCAGTTCCAGTCGTCGGGGTAAAGCTCGAACAAGAGTAGTTTCTTAAGCCATCCGTCGCGCATGTAGTGCATCACGGCCACGCGCAGGCCGATGGCGATGAACCCGAAAACGATGATGTAAGCCAAGGGCTTGAGCAGTAGAGCCACTTGCCAAGTCGTCATCCCAAAACTGTACCACAGCAGGGAAAACAATGAGGGAAATACCCCTAACTAAGGGCAGGTCCGCTGTTGTTGATGACGAGGACTATGCGGCTCTCGCGGGGCTCAAATGGCGAGCTTTTGAGTGTAAAAGTGGCGGGAAGTGGTACGCGATGTGCGGCGGCACCTACATGCACCGCATGATTATGCGGGCTCCCGCTGGCACCCCAGTAGACCACATAAACAGAAACGGCCTCGACAACCGACGTTGCAATCTAAGGCTGTGTAGCCCCAGCCAGAACCAGGCAAATAGGATCGTCCCCCGCTCGAAGAAGTATCGCGGCGTAGAGAAGAAGGGCGACAAATTCGTCGCGGTGGTTAAGTTCGCCGGCAGGCGCTATCGGCGCGGGCCATTTGATGTTGCGGCACGGGCGGCGCTTGCATACGACTGGATGGCGCGCCAAATACACGGCGAGTTCGCCGTGCTTAATTTCCAAGTTTAAATCACACACAGCCGCCTCCGGGCGGCTTTTTCATTAGAGGCCCGACCAAATGGCAGGCGTACTCCTACCCGTCGCAAACATCTTGCAGGCCCTGTCGGACAGCGGAGCTGTGCTGGCCGGCGGCAAGCTTTACACCTACGTCGCGGGGACCACTACCAACCAGTCCACCTACAAGCAGCAGGCGCTGTCGGTTGCCCACGCCAATCCCATCGTCCTGGACTCGGCTGGGCGCCTGTCTGACCCCGTATGGGCCACTGCGGGTGAAACCTTCAAGCTGGTATTCAAGACCTCGGCAGACGTTCAGATCGGGCCGACGTGGGACAACGTAGCGGGCATTAACGACACCTCCGCGCTGGGCGTTACCTACTTCGCAGGCACCTCTGGCGGAACCGCCAACGCCCAAACCCTGACGTTCAGCAACGGCCCCGCCTCCTACGCGCAGGGCAACGAGTTTCTGTTCAAGGCTGGCAGCACCAACACCAGCGCCGCGACAATGAATGTCAACGGCCTTGGCGCAAAGACATTCAAGAAGGAAGACGAAAACGACCTGATCGGCGGGGAAATCATCGCCAGCCGCTGGTATCGGGCGATCTACGACGGCACCTATCTGCTGCTGGAGGCCATCGACAACCAGGAGGCGAACCGGGTTGATGTGGCCTCTGCGACCACCGTAGACCTCGACGCTACGGATTCCGCCTACGTCCGCATCACGGGCTCAACGGGACCCATTGGGACGATCACGCTCAGCAATGGGCGCGAGTGCGATGTTGTATTCAGCAGCACGCCCACCCTGACCAATGGCGCCAACCTGATCCTGCCGTGGGCCGCAGACATTACGGCGGTTGCGGGAGCTACAGCCCGATTCCGGGGCGAGGCTTCCAGCGTTGTGCGGTGCATTGAATACATAGACATAAACACCCCGCGCCTTAATCGCAATCAGTCGTGGACGAAGGCGCAGGGCGTTGACCGATCGGCCCTGACCGATGCGGCGACTGTTGCGGTGGACGCCTCGCTGTCAAACGTGTTCACGGTAACGCTCGGCGGTAATCGCACGCTCGGCCAGCCGACGAACCCCAAGGACGGCCAGAGCATCACGATATTTATTACGCAGGATGGCTCCGGCTCACGGACGCTTGCGTATCACGCCGACTGGCTTTTCCCCGGCGGAACTGACCCGACGCTTACCACTACAGCGGCGGCCGTTGATGTGCTGTCGGCGGTCTACAACGGCTCGACAACCAAGTGGTACGCGGTGCTGAATAAAGCCTTCGCGTGACGCTTCCATTCTTCGCCCTGACGATCCCGAAGGCACACCCGTTTGTAAACGACTTCGGCATGGCGTCGAATTACTCGGCCACGGAAACCGGGGCTGCAACCTCGGTAATCCTGACCGTCAACCGAGCCGGCACCTGGGCAATCACATTTGGCTCTGGCGACACTCCAGCCGGAACGCCCACGAGCGGCAGTTGGGCGGCCAGCCCATTCAGCACAGTCGGCGACATTTTTGAAGTGAAGTTTACGCCGTCAAACCAAGTCGGCTCGCCAACGATCACGAACGGCGCGTCGTCATACACCGCGCTAACCGCCAATCGCTCGATTGAAGTCTCGAAGTCGGGCGCAGACGCCTCTGCCGACATTCTTGTGGAGATACGCGAAGTCAACATCGCCGCTCCGCTGCTTTCCGAATCTTCCAACTTCGCAGCCAACGGCTCCCCGTGACCTACACGTTTTCCAACGGCCGCAAGTTCAAGACGCCGCCGGAAACCGGCCGGCGCGGGCTTTACCGCACATCCCCATTGACCGGAGCCATTCTGCTTGAGCCGCTGACCGGCACGACGGATATGTACCACCCGCGCTTGCTGAATGAAGACGCAACCGCGATCCGGCAGGAGTCGTGACGGATAAGACGATTTCGCAACTTACGCGGGCGACGGCCGTTGATGATGAAGACCTGTTCCCGCTGGTTCAGTCAGGCAACACGCGGGCAATCACGGCCCGCAATCTGTTCGGAGGCACTGTCAGCGTGGCGCGATTCGGCGCAGTCGGCGATAGCTCCACCAACAACGCCACAGCATTCGCGGCGGCGTTTGCAGCGGCCTCTGCTGGCGACACCATCTATTTCCCTCCGGCGGCGGGTACTTGGCGCACGACCAGTCCGCTTCCCATCAAGAGCGGCGTTTCAGTTGTGGGCGAGCCCGGAACGGTAGTCGAGTATCTGAGCCAAGCCGTTGGCACAATGATTGACGACGGCAACACGGCCATGACGATTGATTTTCGTGGCCTGACGTTCCGGCGTTCCGGTGACGGGACCGCCCTGTCAGGGGCCGAAGGAAGTGCGCGCTACACCGTGCGCCAGCAGCACGCGAGCAGCGTGTTCCGCTTCTGGGGCTGCACGCTGGACGATTCAAACTGGAACATCACTGACGGCGCAACCGGCGCACTCATCGCGGCCATCTGCGACGGCACCTCCGGCTTCTACGGATGCAAGATCAACGGCGTTACGGGCTACGGCGTTTATACCAACTCCGGCACCATTTATTTCGACGGCGAAATTAGCAGCGCGACCAAATGCTTCGCTAACCACGGCGGCACCGTTCACGCGCATGGGCGCTTTACGGCCACCGACGCGACGGCCACCGGGCGCGGAACGCTCTCCATTGCATCGGGCACGATCTACGTCACTGGCGACATTGTTCGCACAGGCGACGCCATCGCCCCCGGCATCTATCTCGCGGGCGGCACGGTCTACGGCAGTGGGACCATCAAATCTGCCGGCATCGGCATTCAGATGGACAACTCTGCGGCGGTCTGCAATTGGGTCGGCAACATCTACACGACCGCCTCAAACGCCATAACCAATAGCAGCGGGCTGTGTCGCGCGAGCGGCACCTTTACGTCCGAGCAGAGCAACGGTATCGGCATCAGCGGCGGCACGCTCTATCTAACCGGCACGGTCTACGCCCCCTATACGGCTGTTGGCAGCAAGAACGGCCTCCAAATCAGTGGCGGCGTGATTTACTTCAAGGGCAACATCAGCGCGAGCGGGACGGGCGTCAACGTATCGGCTGGTGAGGCGTGGGTAGATGCTCATGTGGACTACACCGCCGGGGCGTTGAACAGCGCCGTGACGATTTCGGGCGGCACGCTGAAGCTGGGCGGGCGCATTGAGACGGAGGTGAACGGTATTGTCCTGTCCGGCTCGACGGCTAAGACACTGGACATTGACGACCTGGACATTCGCATCAACGGGTCCAACACAGCGCGGCGCGGAATCTCTTTCGGCGCATCCACGAACAATACTGTGCGGGTGTCGTCCCTGCGCATCTTCGTCCCAGCAGGCGCGACGGCCTCAATCAGCACCGACGGCGGCAACGCGCAGACGATAACGGCGGGCAAGGTAATGGCGAGCGTCGCTATCGGCGCGGATATCACCGTGGCCGCGTTCACCTATGCAGCCCCGTAACCCATGCCCGAGTCCCTGATTGCCCTCGGGCTGCTCGCCGCCGTTCTCGTTTGTGCAGGACTCCTGCTTGGGCTTGGTTGGGTTGCTTGGTGCCTGTTTGTTAACTGGCTGCTACACGATGACAGATAGTTTCGAGCGTGCCCTCTCGTTCCATGCGTCCGTGTGGTCTGTGGTCATCGTGCGTTTTGCTCCATGCATATAGAAATCCTGCGCGACAGGATTGAACCCGAGGGCGTGTTTGGAAAGATGTTCGTTGACGGCGAGTTGTTCTGCGCGACGTGCGAGCAGCCGTGGCGTGACAACAAGCCCTACATCTCCTGCATCCCGGCGGGGGAATACAACCTTGTGCCGTGGGATTCGCCGAAGTACGGGCCGGTCGTCGCTTTCATCAACCACGATCTAAACGTGTGGCTGGACGACAAGGAAGCGCCAGACCCCGGCCCGGCCCGGGACAAGTGCCTCATTCACAACGCCAACGACCCCGACCAGCTACAGGGATGCGTTGCAGTCGGCGTGTCGGTCGTCCACTTCGACCACCCGCACCACGAAGATTCCAATGCGCCGCAGGGCTGGGGCGTGAACCATTCCCGCCGCACGCTGGAGCGCCTGCGCGCACGCTGGAAAGACCGCAAGAACCTAACGGCCACGATCAAGTGGTCAGACGCCATGAGGCCCGCGCAATGAGCAAGCTAACCGACAAGCTGAAATCCCTCGTTAGCAAGGTCGCGCCATTCGCGCCGGTCATTGCAACAGCCATCGGCGGCCCCGGCGCCGGCCTTGCGCTGCGCACGCTGTCAAAGGTACTCACCGGCAGGGACGATTCCTCCAAGGAACAGATGGAGGCGGCACTGGCCGAAGCTAATCCAGAAATCCTCCTGAAGCTGAAAGAGGCCGACAACAGCTTTGAACTGGAGCAGCAGCGCATCGCCGCTGAAGATCGGGCCAGCGCGAGGCGGATGCGGATTGAAACCGGGGACTGGATTCCCGGAGGGCTGGCGGTGTTCATCACGCTCGGCTTCTTCGGCGTGCTGGGCTACTTGCTGAAGTACGGCCTGCCGCATGAGGGCGGGGACGCGATGCTGGTCATGCTCGGCGCGCTGGGAACAGCGTGGGGCGCGGTGGTGAACTTCTACTTCGGCTCCAGCGCGAGCAGCCGCGCCAAAGATGCCGCGCTGGTGGCGAAGCCATGATTCGATTAGCCGCCCTATTCGTATCATTTTTGGTACTCACCGGCTGCGCGGGCCTGAAGGACTGCGGCCCAGACGGGCTAAGCGTCAAGTGCTACTTCGGGAAGTCTGAGCCCCAGCCGTATTGGGTGCCGGTAATCATGCCCGATGCGGTCTACGAGGCGCAGATTCTCCCGACTGACTTTGACGGGCGCGTGATTTTCTGCACCCCGGCAGAGGAATACCTGCTGATGAACTGTCTTGCGAAAGGCAAGGACGGCTACATCTACGTTCAAATCTCGCTGGCGGGCACATGATCGGCCCACAGCAGTTAGCGCAAGCGGCAGAAAGGGGCGGGGCCACGGTGGCGGTTAGCAGCGGTGTCTGGGGCTGGATGGCCGAGAACCACCAGGCCATAGCGACCCTGGGCGTCCTTGTCGGCATCGCGGTTGGAATCATCGGCCTCGCCGTGAACTGGTGGTATCTGCACCGCAACAGCAAAGGGCGCGGTGCGTAAGGCGCTCGCTGCGCTAGTCCTGATTGCATTCCCCCTCTTAGCCCTCTGCGCGGATGAACAAAAGCCCTACACCATCCCCCTGATAGGGCTGGATGGAAAGGTCTACGCGCTAACGGTAACCCCACATGCGGGCGAAACCCGCCGCGCCCTGATTTGCTTTGAGATGCAGGACGGGGACTTCAACTGCGTCGTGGACGACCACGGCGTTGCGGCTCGCGCGACTCTCTCCAAAACGAAGGAGTCCCACCCAACATGAAACGCTTATGGCGCTGGCTCAAGCGAAACATCCGCGACCCGCTAGACGTAATCCTCCTGATTGTCGTGATGCTCGCCGTACCAATGCTGATGCGCGCCTGTGTGGCCTACCAGGCGTGGATATGGGGGCTGGGGTGAAACCCACGGCCCGCATGCTGCGCGCCGCCTACGACTATCTCCGCACGCTGCCCCCGTTCAATCGCTGGAATCTCCCCGCAGATATCACGCTGCGCGTGACCAACTCCCGCGAGGAATTCGGTTCCTACGACAACCCAGGCGGGGAACACCAAATCGCCATCAGCCGAAAGCTGGTGACTACCGGGCAGGGGCTTTTGTGCGTCATGGCGCACGAAGTAATCCACCTGCACCAAAGAATTGCGGGCACGGAGAACAGCACCAGTCAGCACAACCGGCTCTACCGACAAATAGCCAAGCGCGTCTGTAGCGCGATGGGCTACGAGTCAAGGGGGTTTGTCTGAAGATTTTGATTTTAGATATCGAGACAGCGCCGCACAAAGCCTACATATGGGACTGTCGCACAGAGTACGTTTCGCCTGACCACATCGTAGAGCCTGGCTACACGCTCTGCTGGGCCGCCAAGTGGCTGGGCGAGGAATCAGTAATGTTCGGCTCCATCCATCGGCACGGCAAGAACATGATCCGGTCGGTTCATCGCCTGCTAGATCGTGCAGACGCGGTGGTTCACTTCAACGGCAAGAAGTTCGACGTGCCGACCCTGAATCGGGAATTCCTGCTGGCGGAACTTGCACCGCCGTCACCCTTCAAGCAGATAGACCTGCTCCAAACCTGCCGCCGCAAGTTCAAGTTCGCCAGCAATCGCCTCGACTACGTTTCCCGCGTCCTTGGCATCGGCGCGAAGGTGGAACACAAGGGCATGGAACTCTGGAAAGAGTGCATGGCCGGTCTGCCCGAGGCGTGGACCACCATGGAGTCCTACAACAAAGGCGACGTGAAGCTAACCGAAGCCGTGTATACGCGCCTGCTTCCGTGGATTGATGGCCACCCCAACGTGCAGCTCTACAGCGGAGAAAAGGGCCACCTCTGCCCGACCTGCGGTGGCGCTACTCAGGCCAGGGGCTACTCCCGCAGCAAGACGCTGGTATACCGGCGACACCAGTGCAAGAAGTGCGGCGGCTGGAGTCGCAAGCGCGTCAACGCGAAGGAATACGCAAAGCCTGAACTGGTGGCGGCGTGACGTGGGATCAATGGCTCGTCCTCCTACTCGGCGTCCCCGCCATCGCAATGACGCAGGTGGAAAGCCTAAGGCGGTGGGCGTGCTTCCCCGGACTCGGCGGGCAGTTAGGTTGGTTCGCCGGACTCCAGCCAAACCAGCCAGCGTTCTTTGCCGCAAGCGTCCTGTGCGCGCTGATCTGGACGTACAGCTTCTGGAAGCACTGGTTCGCGCCCTTGCTGGACTCAATCGAATCAGCATCTGGCCCCCAGGACACCGCTGGCCCCCCGAGTGCTACTACGACCAAGCCCCGGCGGGGAAAGCCAAAACTCACCGTCGTTAAGTGAGAATCTAAGAAGAATCAACAGGGGGCGCGATGCAGGTTTTGTGCAGTCCCCGGCCGCTTTCCAGTCCGGCCCCGTCCAGATTCTCCTTCCCAGACCCAACGGCCAGCGGCACTACAGCGCCATCGGGTGTCAGCGGCGGTACGGCGGAAACAAATCTTGTGTCTTTCATTTCTTCTCCGGTAGCGCTGCTGCTGCCAGCGCGGCGGCAAGGTCGCTACACGCTTGGCATTTCTCGTGCGGTTCGTACCCATGCACGCATAGAGTTTCCATCAGCAGGGGCTTATCCGGCCCCACCTGCGGGGCGGCGGCGAGCACGTCACGGCAGCCTTTCTCGGCGAGCTTCATCGCCATTGCGGCCATGTCCTTGCCGAACAGCGTGAACGTCTGGGCCGCATCGGCGAACGTGTCTGCGGCCTTCTCAAGTGCCTCCCTGCACCCGGCTGGCGGCTGCGGCGGGGTGGCGTAGAGCAGGTCGCGCATCAGCTTGCCGTAGTAGGCTGCCTCTGCGTCAAGGTGCGCGCTGTGCTGCTCGTAGGTCAGCTTGCCTTGCGCGAAGTCAACGCCGATGTTCGCGCCCCTCGCCATCGCCGCTCGTAGGAACGACCACAGTTCGCCGTCCACGTTGCCGCCTTGCGGAGCCGCCAAGGTGCGCCCGTCGATTTCCTTGGAAATGATCTTGATGCGGTCGGTCATTTCCTCGGCGTATACGTTGACTCTCATGCTGTTCCCTCCTTGCTTGCCTGACCCTCGTCGCGGCGCTCGGCCGGCGTTTCGTTAGCCCACCAGTGGATCAGCACTTGTCCGTCCACCCGGACGTAACGAACCGTTGCCACCTCTGCCCTCTCTTGCGGCGCTCCGACAGATTCAGCCGCTCGCCGTTGGCGGATGTAGGCGTGTAGCCGCAGGTCGTCGTCATGCTTCGGATCGGCTGGGATGCGGATGCGCGCGTGCTCGGTCGGGTTGTTGAAGTGGGAGGCGCAGAAGCGCGCCAGCATCTGCTCGGCCTCCTCGTGCGAGATAACGTCCTTGACGTAGGGGTCTGCGCTCTCAAGTGCGCCCCTCGCGTCCTGGGGCTGCTCGTTCGGGGGCGTGGTCATGGCTTGCTCCTGTCCAGCCGCTCGATTTCGGCGACGATGAGGGCGGCGGCGCGAATCAAATCTCGGCGACGGTTCTTCGGCTTCCAGTCCGATACCCGCCACGGCCACAGATAGATATACGTCGTGTCACCGCCCACCACTTTCGATGAGTAAAGCAACCTCTTAGTGGATGCGTAGCAGGCGGCGGCGTTGGCAAGCTCGTCGTCAGAGTGATGGTCGTCGTGTTCAGGCGTCCAGCCCTCTTTCTCGATTTGCCGCTCGCGCTCGAGCGCAACTTCAAGAACCACACGCTCATATGCCTTCATTTCGTTAGTCATTGGGACACCCGTCGTCGTTCTCGAATGGGTCTGGAGGGCGATGCGTCCGTTCCTTTACGCGCGGCCTGCACCAGCCGGTTGAGGCTGCCGAGCAGCGAAACGGTCATGTCGCCATGCTCGGTGTCCTTGTAGCTGTCGCCGTGGTCGGAAATGAGCCTGACCAAATCGCGCACGTCTTGGTCGAGTTCCGGCGGCAAGCCCGCTAGCTGCATTTCGTTCATCAAGTCGATTTCACTCAAGAACTTTTCGGCAGCGGCGCGCGTCAGCACGTCGGCTTCCTCGCCCCTCGCGTCCTGGGGCTGCTCGTTCGGGGTCATAGCGGGCACTCCGCGCTCGGTTTCTGCGGCTGCAACGGCTGGCCGAAGTTCAACTGCTGGAGCCACAGTCGCCCGGTGAGCGCAACACGCACGCGCTCCAGCCACGACAGCCGCCAGCAGGTCGTCGTGACCTGCGGGCCGGTGTGCGCCGGCAGCGGGAGGTACTCGGGCTGGTCCTCGGCCCATACGCGGTTGTGCTGCGGGAACTTGATTGGCGTCACGGCTTCTCCTTGGTGGTCGAAGGCACGGTGTCCGAAAGCGAGGCGCGCGCAGCCGATTCGTGTTGGCGATGAGCGCGACCGACGGCCATATCGGGCCTCTGGGCTGCACCTAGGGCGGCGTCCACTTCGGCGTCGAACAATTCGCCAACGCAGTCGATATGGGTAAGCCGGAGCCATGCGGAGTGGCCGGTATTCGCGGCGTCGCGCAGCCACCTGTACCGCGCAGCGTCCTGCACCACCTGGGGCACCACAGGGGGCGGCGCTTCGCACGCCGTCTGCCCGCACTCGCTCGCGGTCTTGCCGTGGACGCAACGCGGGGGCGGCGCTGCCAGCGCCTCGCTCATCCGGCGGATTAGGTGCAGGGCTTCGCCCGCAAGAGTTTCGATGCCTGGGACGAGGGCGCGCTGGTCGCTTGTCATAGCGAATTGCAGATGCTTCAGCGTTACCTTGTCCATTTCGGTGAACCCGCCCCATACCGCTGGCGGGGGCGGCGCTGCACTTGTGAGGGCGGCGCGGGCGTGGAACGGAGCGGCCTCTACAACCGCGTCCCAGATTTTCCGCGCCTCCTTTCTGCCGATTTTGTATTGTCCCGGCATTGCGTGATCGAGCGCGTCGAGCATCGCGGGCGTTGCGACGAGCGGGACGACATACTCAAGCGGCCCCGTCGCTGAGGCTTGCCACGCGAGCCACGCGGCGTTGGGCATGTCGTAGAAATATCCCTTCTCATCCGCCGACCTGAGCAGGGTGTACATGGGCCATTGCGTGCGGAACCACGCCTCGAACGCCTCCCGCTCCCCCGGCGCTGCTCCCCCGACTACGCGGCCCCGAAGGGCGCAGTACAACTGGCACATGAGATGTTCCGCGCGGTCGAGCAGGCCCCCGTCAGCGACGGGTGTCGGATCGTCGTGGTAATCCCCGATCCACTTGTCCGCCTCCCGCAGCAGCCCTTCTACGTCTGCTGGCACGGCCCCGGCTGGGCGGCACTCCGTCTTGCCGGAGGCGATTGCTTCCAGCGCGGCCATGATTTCGGAGTGGCCGGACAGCCACAGGTCGGTCGGCCCCATCTGTTGCAGCAGACCTTGCGCCAGTCGGGCGCTCAGCAGCGGGGGGCTGTCATTGCTCATGGGCCGACCCTCGAAAGATTTGTTTCAGTTGTCCCCTCGGCTGACGGGCGTGGACCTGTCGTGGTCTCCTTTGCCTCAGTGGCGCGGCGGCGCAAAAGCTGGCCCAAGCGCCGTTTCGCATTCGAGCGCGGCGCGATCTTCGCCACGAAGCGCAGCCAAAGCAGCAGCGCGGCCCATGCGGCCTCCGAAAGATTTGTTTCTGTTTGACCGTCATCACTTGTTGCGCGGTGGGTCGTGGTCATCTGTGACTCAGTAGCGCCCACTGGAAAGCCTTTGCTCAGCCGGTAGAACCTCAGCAGGGCCAGGAACTCCGCAAGCGCCTTGGATGCCTCGGCGGGCTTCCACTCCCGCAGTTGCACGTCCCCACGTTCGCGCCCGATAAAGACGTTCAGCAGCCGGGGGGACTTGAGGCCCAGCCCGTGACCGTAAGCGGCGAGCTGGCGGATGTGTTCGTCATACCCAAGCCGCCCGCCGATCTTGCTGTCCTCGATGCCCTTGAAGTCCAGCACGACAGATTCGCTGTGCCAATCCACCTTCCCGCCGAATTGACCGGGCAGGCAGAACGACCGTTCGGAGTGACCGGCGCGAATATCAATCCCTTCCGATTGCAGCGCGCCCGCGACGTTTCTGATGTGCGAGGCGAACGCCGGGTCACTCGGCAGGCATTGCAGGTCGCGCTCAATCGCCCCGTGCAAGGCTGTGCCGCGCTCGCGGGCCTTGCGACCCTGCTCCTGCGAATCCAGCATGGCGCGGGCCTTGAATGCGTCCAGCGTCTCCCCCGGCAGCCGGGGCAGCGTCAGGACGGAATCCACGGCCTGCTCGATCTTCCAGCGGTCAAGGCCGGGAGCCGCCGCGCACTTCAACACGGTTGAAACCGAAGGCTCCGCCCCGGCAGCCAAGGCGTCACGGACAGTTGCCGGACGGAGTTCCCCTGGACGGCTTTTGTTTGGCACGTCGTAGAACGGGGAGCCGTCCGGCCTGTAGAAATGGCCGGATTCCTTGGCAGCCGGGGAGAGGTTCATTACCAGACCGAGTGCCGCGTGATGAACGGAATGTCGTCGTCCTCGAATCCATCGCCGCCACCGCCACCGCCAGCGGGCACCGCATCGGGCAGCGGCGGCTGCTCGTCGTCAACGTGCGCAGCGGCGGGCTTGGCGGCCTGTTCGGTGCGCGGCTGCTTGAGGTAGCCCGTCAGGAACGTCTGCAACTCGGCGTCGAGCGCAGTGGCTTTCGCCACGGTTTCCGGGCTGGTCGCCTTGAGCGTGAACGTCGGGATGCGGTATTTCGTCGCGCCCTTGGTGCGATCTTCAAAGCCGGTGATAACCACGGCGCTTCCGTAGGGGCTCTTGCCCTTCTTGAACTCCGACCACGCCTGCAACGATGCCCCGTTAAGGCCCAGGTTGCCGATCTTGAGTGCGTCGCCGTCCTTGTAGGCGATGTAGCAGGACGCCTGGAAGTAGCCGCCATGCGCCTTCACGCGGTCACGGATGCTGGCGTACAGGCCGGAAGCAATCTCGCCGCCCTCGAAGGCCCGCACCAGCATGGTTTCCTGCCGGGTGTCGCGCACCTCGTTGGCGAACACGCCGGAATTGCTGGGTTCGTGAAAGCCCCGCACCGTCGCCAGTTCGTCCAGCAGCAGGAACGTAAAGGGCAGGTCGAGAAAGACCTTTTTCTTGGCCTCCTTGTCCCAGTAGTTGATCTGGCCCTTGCTACCGTGCCACTCAAACCAGCGGGTGGAGGGGTTGCGGGCATTCTGTGTCGGGTTGCTCAGGCTCATGGTGCTGCCTCTGCGCGATCTTTCAGCGCGTTATGCGGCTAAGCCGCGAAAAGGTCCGGCTGCGAATCGTCCCGCTCCGGGATTTCATCCAGGCCCCGCGTAGGCCAGCAGGGCGCGCTCCATGCTTCTCGCCCCGTCTGCCGGGTGGCCGCCGATCTTGGCCGCCGCTTCGCACACCTTGGCTATGTCGAGCCGCAGATGCCCGTCCGGGTCGTCCTGGGGCTGGTCGTTCTCGCGCCCGTAGTCAATGAAGTAGTCCGCTGTCCTAAGCTGCATCGGGATTCCTCCGGTTGCTGTACGCGGCCCTGTACCCGGCCTCGCAAAGCGGCAGCCACTTCACGCCCTCGGCTCCGCAAGCCTTGAGCGCGTCCAGACCAATCTCGGCGGCAATCGCCAGGATTGAATCGCGGCGCTTGGCTTTTGCGGCGGCGGCGGCGTAGGCGGCGGCGTAGGCGGCGGCAGCGGCGGCGGCGTCGGCGGCGTAGGCGGCGGCGGCGTAGGCGGCGGCAGCGGCGGCGGCGTCGGCGGCGTAGGCGGCGGCGGCGTCGGCGGCGGCGTCGGCGGCGTAGGCGGCGGCGGCGGCGGCGGCGTCGGCGTCGGCGTCGGCGTCGGCGGCGTAGGCGGCGTAGGCGGCGGCGGCGTCGGCGGCGGCGTAGGCGGCGGCGGCGGCGGCGTAGGCGGCGTCGGCGGCGGCGTAGGTGGCGTCGGCGCGAACCGTTTTCGTTACCTCGCGGGATTTTTGAGCGGCGCTGCGCGCCGCCGCGAAGTCAATTGCGGCTTCGCAAGCAACCGCGCAGACCTCCAGTGCTTCCGCATGGGCCGGGAGCGCCTTGGCCGCAGCGCGCAAGGCAATCGGCAGAATCTTTTTGACCGTGCCGACGACCACTTCCTTGGCGAACCGCCGCTGGTCGATCTTGTCGCTGCCGAGTTGGGCGACGGCCAGCAAGCGCATGCCTTTCGCGCGGGCCGCGTCGGACGACCACTGCGAATCGTTCAGGCAAATCTTAAACGCCCGCACCGCGCGGCCAACGCACGGCGGGTTATCGCCATGCGGCAGGCCCAGCGCGAAGCAAACGGCGGCCTCGACGCACATGGAGCCCGGCTTCGCCTTGCCCAGCCCGTTAACCAATCCGGCGTCAACGGTTTCGATAACCTTGCGCGCAACTGCTTCTGTGATTTCCATCGTCACGGTTTCTGCTCCTTCACTGTTTGTGGAATCCCTCTCGCTGCAGCAACTCGCGCAGCCAGCGCATCGGGTAGAGAGGCGGGCCGGAAGATATCCCCGACCATTTGCAGCATGTCGGTGGGCGTGAACGAGGGCTTGTAGATCGGGCGGTTGAACTGCTCATCGTCGGCCTCGCGCTGGGCGTACTGCTCGATTGCGTCGTCCAGCAAGTCGCGCAGCTTTTCCGGCGATGCGGGGCGACGGTTCAGGAACAGCAGCAGGGCGGCGATGAACTCCGGGGATTCCGTGATGGCGTCCGATGCCAGGAACTCGCCCAGCCCGACAGGGGAGCCGTAGACGCCCTCCTTGATGCGCTTGTGCACTTCCTCGTAGGTTTCGTGTTCTTCGCGTTCGTCAGCGTCCATTGGCGGCTCCTGTTTTCACGGTTTCTCCTTGCATGGCGGTACCTGTTCGCACTCGGCTTTCTCGTCCCGCCAGAGCGCCCAGGCGCCCACGCCGATCACCAGCAAGATCGGGGTGATGGGGGTTTCGTCGCTCTCGCCATTTCGCGCGATGGGGGCGATGATGCAGGCGGTCATGGATAGCACCGAGGCAGCGATGACCACAGCGCATGTCAGACTTTTGAGGTGAGCGGAATACGAAACGGCTTTTGCTTTTCG